CGATCCCCGACGACGGCCGGCCGCTGAGTCCGTCGGAGGCGTGGCGGTTCTTCGAATGCGATCAGCGCCGCCGGCACCGGCCACCGGCCCGCACCTCTAAGGCCGCCACGAAGCCGAAGAGCTGACCCCCGAACGTGAGGGCGACCCGGGGTCGGCTTCACGTTTGAGGTCCTACCCCGCACGTCCCGCAGCCGCACCTCCCGAAGGGCCCGATCGCCGATGTCCACCCGTAAGCAGCGCCGTCTTTCTACGATCCCGGTCAACCGTGCCCAGTCCGGTCGGCCCCGCGGCGCGCCGCCGGCGCCGCCCGCTGCCCCCCCGGCGCCGGCGTCTCCCCCGGCGTCGGGGCCAACGGACCGCACCCCCACTGCCCCGCCGGTGCCAGAGGGCATCGACGACATCATGGATGAGATGCACACCTTGGCGGATGCCGCCGGTGTGCGGACGCTGACCGACGCCGAGGCGACCCGGTTTGAGCGTCTCGAGAGTGCACTGGCCGCGGCGCGCCGGTCAGAGAACATCCGCCGCCGGCAAGAGGGCTACGAGACGCCGGTGCCCGGCGACCTGCCCGCCCTAATCGGCGTGCATACCAACCGCCGCGACGACACGTACAACGCCGCGTTCAATCACTACCTGCGCACCGGCCAGCCGAACGCCGATCTTGTCAACGCGCAGGGTGTAGGCACGGACCCGGCCGGCGGGTACCTGGTCTCACCGCAGTTCCGGGCCCGCCTCGTGGAGGTCATGAAGGCGTACGGCGGGCTGGCCGCCGTCGTGGACTCGTTCACCACGGAGCGCGGCGGCGACGTCGAGTACCCGTCGGTGGACGACACCGCGTCAGTGGGCGCGATCACAGCCGAGGCCGCCGCGTTCACCACGGGCACTGATCTCGCGTTCGGCACCATTCCGCTTAAGGCGTACAAGTACACGTCCACGGGTGCGGACGCGTCGGCCGGCATGCGGGTGTCGTGGGAGCTGCTGCAAGATTCGGAGTTCGACGTGGAGGCGCTGATCGCCCGCGCGTTGGGCACCCGCATCGCCCGCAAGCAGGCCGTCGACTGGACGGTCGGCACCGGTACCGGCATGCCATTTGGCATCTCGCACGCCGGCCTGACCGCCGACGTCGTCCTCGCCGCCGGCAACGCGATCACGTATCAGAAGCTGCTCGACATCGAGTCGGCGCTGGACCCGGCCTACGAGCAGAATGCCCAGTGGTGCTTTAACAAGGCCGCCTGGCAGAAGATCCGCGCCGTGGTCGACACGACCGGCCGGCCGCTGGTCGACCCGCAGACGTCCTCGAGCATCGGCGGCCGCCCGGCCCGGGAGCTGCTCGGCTACCCCGTGACGATCGATCAGGGCATGGGTAACCCGGCGACCCTGTCGCAACGCTGGGGTGTGCTGGGCGATCTGCAGGAGGCGTACACGATCCGCCGCGTCGCGGACTTCTCCCTCGTGGTCAACCCGTACAGCCGTGCGATCTTCGCCCAGACCGAGTACAGCGCGTGGGCGCGGGCCGACGGCAACATCCAGAACCGGAAGGCGTACGCGCTGGTCCAGAACAACGCCGCCTAGTCGATCTCCGTAGCGATCACTACAGAGATCAACTGAAGGGAGGGCGGCCGCGGTGGCTTGGAAGCCCGACTACGTCTCGATGGCGGACCTGCGCGAGTACGCGACCCGGTCGGCTGAGACGCTGGACGATGCTTTCCTGACCATGGACGTCCCGGCCGCCTCCCGCGCGGTGGACCGGCACACACACCGGCAGTTCGGCAAGGTCGACGCGTCGGAGGCGCGCCGCTACAGCGCCCGGTGGGATCGCCGCCGCTGGCGCTGGGTCGTCGACATCGACGATCTGTATTCGGCGGCCGGCCTGACCGTGGCCGTGGCCGCCGGCGCGGTCGACGTATTCGAGCTCGAGCCGGTCAACGCGCTGAAGGTCGGCAAGGTGTACGAACGGCTGATCGTCGAACCGGAGTCGGCGAACCAACCGGCCGGCCGGGAGGAGAACGAGGTCACCATCACCACGGACAAATGGGGATGGGCGGCGATCCCGCTGCCGGTCAAGCTGGCGACCTTGCAGCAGGGCACCCGGTTTGCGTGGCGCCGGGAGGCGCCGGCGGGGGTGGCCGGGTCGCCCGATCAGGGGTCGGAGATCCGTCTGCTGGCCCGGCTGGACCCTGACGTGTCGGTCATGCTCGGCGAGTACGTGCGCTGGTGGGGGGCCGGGTGAGTGCGTGGATCTGATCGCCGTGTCGGAGGAGATCCGTACCGCGCTGGCCGCGATCACCGGTCTGCGCCGGCCGCCGTGGGGCGTCCAGAAGATCTCGCCGCCGGCCGCGCTCGTCGCGCTGCCGCAGCGGATCATCCTGACGTCCTCGTACGGCAGCGGGTTCGCCGAGTACGACGATCTACCCGTGATCATCATCGGGGGTGATCCGAACCTGTGGCAGACGACGCGGACGCTGGCCGCGTACGTGAAGGGGTCCGGCCCGCAGTCGGTCAAGGCCACCCTCGAGCCGTACGCCTGGACCACGTGCGATTCCGTGGCCGTGCAGTGGGCCGAGTTCGATGAGATGAAGTACGCGGGCGTGGACTACCTCGGCGTCATCTTCCATAACAAGATCACCGGAAAGGGCACGATCTAGTCATGTCCAGCTCACACGGCAAGCTGACCAGCATCCTCGTCGCCACGAAGGACATCAGCCCGTTTACGAAGCAGTCCGACTACGAGCGGACGGCCGACGCGCACGACAACACCGGCTATGGGGTCGACGACCGGACGAAGTCGGGCGGGCTGCGCGATGCCAAGTTCACCGCGTCGGGCACGTACGACAACACGGCGTCGGTCGGGCCGCGCAACGCGCTGCACGCGAACCTGGGCGTGGCTCAGACGATCGTGCGCAAGGTGGAGGGCACCGGCACCGGCAAGCCGCAAGACACCTTTACCGGCGTACTGACGAAGTACGTGGAGTCGAACCCGTTCGACGACAACGTGAAGTGGTCGGCCGAGTGGGAGATTTCGGGGCCGATCGTCACGATCGCACAGCCGTAGGTCATCCGAGCTCGGATGATCTAGAGGAGGGGAGACGCATGGCGAATCTGACGAGGGAGCAAATCCTGGCCCGCAAGCTGGGCAAGGGTACGGCGACGCTGCCCGACGGCAGCACGGTGGCGATCCGCGCGGCGACCCGCGATGAGGTGATCGTGATGCAGCAGTGCGACACGCTGGCGGAGGCGGATAGCTTCCTGATCTCCACGTGCATGACAGACCCGAAGCTGACCGTGGAGGAGGTCGCGGCGTGGGCGGCCGCCGACGAGGCGGGCAGTCTGACCGCGGTCAGCGACGCGATCGCGCAGCTGTCCAAGCTGTACGACGGGGCCGGGAAGGAGGCCTACAAAAGCGCTCGAGGATGATGACGAGCTCGAGTTCGAATTCCTTCTGGCCGAGCGGCTGCACATGACCGTCGCCGAATTGCGGTCACGAATGGGTCACGACGAGTTTGTGATGTGGACCCGGTACTACGCGCGGAAGGCGCAGACGCTCGAGCTCGAGCGGCAGAAAGCGGGAGTATAGGGGATGGCCGACAAGATCCAGATCGCCGGGTTGCGCGAGTTTCAAAGCGCGCTCCGTGACATGGACGCCGGCTACCCGAAGCTGCTGCGCGCGGTGTTCAATCGGGCGACCGAGATCGTCATCGACTATGCCCGGCCGCGCATCCCCCGCAAGACGGGCCGGGCCGCGGGGAGCCTGAAGGCGCGCTCATCGCAGCGCGAGGCGCGCATCGCGGCCGGCGGCCGCGCCGCCCCGTGGTATCCGTGGCTGGATTTCGGGGGTGGCGGTAAGCGTCCGGGCCGGCCGCCGCGGCGCCGCTACATCTCCGGCGGCCGTTACATCTGGGCCGGCTACGAGCGTCGGCAGACCGATATCACGGAGATCATGAGTAGTGGGCTGGCGCAGCTGGCCCGCGACGCTGGGCTCGAGGTGAGCTGATGGCCAATCAGGTTGTGCTCACCTTCGCTGGCGAAGAAAAGCAGCTCACCTCGTCGTTTGACCGGGTCGGCGCCGCGTCTAAGCAGATGACCGACAAGGTCGCCGGCGCGAGTAAGGCGGTCGACGAGCACGGGTCCCGGCTGGGCAAGATGGGTGAGCGGGCCGACAACTCGGAACGGAACCTGATCGGCGTCCACGATGTGATCGACGGCACGGCGACGATCATGCAGGGTCCGGGCAAGGCGGGCATCGTCGCCTACGTGCAGGGCTGGGCGGACCTGACCGGCGGTCTGGCGCCGCTGTTGATCAGCATGGCGCAACTGAAGATCCGAACACTGGCGGCGACGGCGGCCGAGCATGCCCATACCGCGGCCGCGAAGGTCTCTCGCGGGGCAACGCTGGCGTGGGCCGGGGCGCAGCGCGTGCTGAACGTCGCGTTCTGGACGTCGCCGATCGGGCTGATCATCGCCGCGATTGTGGTGCTCGTGGCCGTGGTCGTGCTCATCGCCACGAGGACGCGATGGTTTCAAACCATCTGGCGGGTCGCCTGGACGGGCATCAAGGCGGGCGCATTGGCGTTCGTGAATTGGTTCCGTGGCCTACCGGGCATGATCAGCTCGGCGATCGGCGTGGTTACCGGCATCATCACGGCGCCGTTCCGGGCCGCGTTTAACGCGATCGCCCGCGCGTGGAATAGCACGGTGGGCCGGCTGTCGTTCTCGGTTCCGTCGTGGGTTCCCGGGCTGGGCGGTAAGGGGTTCAGCATGCCGAACCTGCCCACCTATCACCGCGGCGGGGTGGTGCCCGGTGTACCCGGGCAGGAGGTGCTGGCGATCTTGCAGGCGGGCGAAACCGTGTCGCCGGCCGGGTCGGACGGGCGGACCGTGCTTGAGCTCCGGTCGTCGGGCAGCGAGGTCGACGATGCGCTTGTGACGATCCTGGCCCGGGCGGTCCGCAAGCGTGGCGGCAACGTGCAGCTCGTGCTGGGCACGTCTCGTGGCTAAGCAAGCGCTGAAGGTTGAGCTCTTCTACAGCGGTACCTGGCATGACCTGGGCACCGATCCGCGGGTCGAACCCGGCGTGACCATCAACCATGGCCGTGCCTCGCCCACGTCGGAGCCTGAACCGACTGAGGCGACGTTCACGCTGAACAACCGCGCCGGCACGTACAACCCGGAGAATGCGAGCTCGGCGCTGTACGGGCTGGTCGGCCGCAACACGCCGTGTCGGATCAGCGTCGGCTCCGATGTGCGCATGGTGGGCGAGGTCACCCGCTGGCGTCCGCAGCGCACCGGGGATTTCGACCCGGTCACCGGCAAGGGTGACGCCTGGACGGAGGTTGAGGTCTCCGGCATTCTGCATCGGCTGGGGCAGGGCGCCGACCCGCTGCGCTCGCCGCTGTATCGGGTGATCCGGCCGGCGGCCGGTCTGGTGGCGTACTGGCCGATGGAGGATGGCTCGAGCGCGCGCTCGTTCGCTCCGGTGACCCGGGGTACGTCCGCGATGCGCATCGCCGGCGAGGCTCGGCCGGCCGCCTCCTCCGATGTGCCCGGGTCGGCGCCGCTGCCGCAGATGGGCGCACCGGTGTCGCTGACCGCCGGCGTACCGGCCTACTCGCCGGCGGAGTTCTGGTTCTACTGGGTGATGTGGATTCCGCCGGCCGGGTTCGTTGACGGAACCCATCTGATCGACCTGTATCCGGACTCGGGAGGGGTGTTCCGCTGGCAGGCGATTTGGGGCACCGGCGGCACGTTCAATATGCAGGCGGTCGACGCGGCCGGTTCGGTCATCGGCTCGAGCGGGGCCCAGTCGTGGCTCGCCGGCGGTGGGCCGTTCTTCTTTAGCATGCACGCCCACAATGACGGGTTCGGCAACATCGTCTTTGACGTGTCCAGCCGTAAAGCGGTCAGCGATCGGATTGCGCCGCTGATCCTGGTCAGTCCGGTGGTCGCCGGCGCCACGCTGGGCCCGATCCGGCGCATCGTCATCGGCTCGGCCGGCAACCTGACCGACGCCGCGTACGGTCATGTGGCGCTGTCGACGGCGGGGATCGGCGGCATGTCGGATGCGGTGATCGGCTACACGCGGGAGACCGCGGCCGTCCGGCTGCCGCGGCTGGCCACGGAGGAGGATGTCGCGCTGTCCGTGTCGGGCACATGCACGGAAGAGCTCGGCCCGCAGTACCCCGACGAGCTCGTGGCGCTATTTGCGGAGGCGGAGCGCACCGACGACGGGTTGCTGTTCGACCGGCGCACGGTGGCCGAGCTCCGCTACCGGACCGGCCCGTCGCTGTTCAATCAGGCGCCGGCGCTGACCCTGGACTACACGGCCGGGGCGACGCCGGCCCTGCCACCGGACATCGACGATCTGCTCTCACGTAACGATGTGACGGCGAAGCGGCGTAACGGCGGCGAGGCGCGCGCCGTGCTCGAGTCGGGGCCGCTGTCGATCCTGCCGCCGCCGGCCGGCATCGGCCGCACGTCAACCTCCGTGGACGTCAACCCGTGGCGCGACGCGGAGCTCCCCAACCACGCCAGCTGGCATCTGCACAAGGGCACGTTGGGCGGCGTCCGGTTCCCGAAAGTCACTGTCGACATTGACAAGTTGCCCGGCGCGGCCGCGGTCGACGTGGGCGACCTGTTGGTGATCGACAACATGCCGTTGGCTGAGGGGCCGAAGGTGGCGCGGCTGCTCGTGGTGGGCGACACGGAGCGGATCGACTCGCACCGGCGGCTGATCACGTTCAATACGACGCCGTACGACGCGTTCCACGTCCTCGAGCTCGAGTCGACAGTGGACAACCGCGGCCGGCTGGACACCGGCGGGTCGATCCTCACGTCATCGATGACCACGGGCGCCACGACGGCGCAGGTCCGCCCGCCGGACGCGGCCGATAACACGTACATGCCCCGCCGGTGGGCGGTCGGCGCGTACTCGCCGGACCTGATTCTGCAGATCGGGGCCGAAGTGCTGACCGCCAGCGCCGTGGCTAACGATCCGTCGTTCGTGGCGGCCGGTACCGCTGCCCACGCCGACTGGGCCGCGGTCACCCCCGGGCTGCCGGCCGGGCTGGCGCAGGGGGATCAGATCTTTCTGCTCGCGGTGACCCGGGGCGCCGGCGCGCCGAACCTGCCGGCCGGCTACACGCAGGTGCTCGGCAGCATCGGCGGCGGCAATGCGCAGCTGTTTCGTAAGACGGCCGGGGCGAGCGAATCGGCGCCCACGGTCACGTTCAGCGGCGGCGCGGTGGGCGACACGTGCACGGCCCAGATGTGCGCGTTCCGCGGGCTGGCCAGTGACCGGGTCGGTTTCTCCGCATCGCAGGCTAATGCGTCGGCGCAGGATATCGACACGCCGGTGTTTCGGGTGCTCAGCGATGTTGTGGTCGTGCTGAAGTGCATGTGGAAGGCCGACGACTCGACGGGTATCACGCAGGGGACGTGGACCGAGATCGGTGATCTGTCGTCGGTGCTCGGCAACGACATGTCGACGTGGTGGGGTTACAAGATCCTCACCGATCGGAAGGATCAACCGCCGGAGACGCACACCGTGTCCGGTGGCCTGGCGGCGGTCAGCGGCGCCCGCCTGATCGCATATCAGGGCACGCAGACGATGACTGTCGCACGCAGCGTCAACGGTGTGGTGCAGGCGCACAGCGCCGGCGACCCGGTGGCGCTGTACCGGGCGCCGGTGGTGGCGAAGTAGGGAGGGCGACGTGTTAAGTGCTGGGCAGAAGCCGACCGCCGACCAGCTGAATCGGCTGCCCGGTCAGCTGATCGCATACGGCCGGCGCACCACGAGCTCGACGGGCACCACGACCGAGCAGGGTGTGCTCCGGCTGGATGACGTGCCCGTGTTCGCCGGCCGCCGGTACGCGATCTACACGGGTTCGCTGCTCGGTGACTCGACGGTCGCCGGCGACGGAATCGCCGCGTTGCTCCGCTACACCGAGGACGGGTCGACGCCGACCACGAGCTCGACGCAGATGCAGATCGCGCAGATCAGCCAACCCAATGCGACGATCTTTGAGTCGGGCGAGTCGCCGTACGTGTCGTACGCGCCGGCGTCGGACCTGTTGCTGTCGGTGCTGCTCACGTGTTCCCGGGTCGCCGGCACCGGTACGGTGCTGTTCTCCGGCGCGTCGACCAAG